ACGCTATTGAAGCCGAAATACTTAAATTAAAATCATTTTTTATTGATTTCACAAAGCCGACTGATGAGGTCACTTTGCCGAAAAAAGATGATGCGATTGAAGTGTTTTCTTATTTATCAAATAAATTTAATTAACAACCTTTAAAATTTTCAAAAATGAATGAAAATACAAAAGCGCAACTTGATCAACTTGGTGATTTAATCGATGCCAAACTTGAAAAGGCGCAAGGACAGGCGGTTGAATCCGCTACTGGGAAAGCTGATGAAATGCTAAAAAGCGAAATCAGCAACCTAACAACACAATTCAACGAGCGTATGGATGCAATGGAAGTTGCAAACAAAAAATCGTTTGAAGTTAGCAACAACGTATCTTTCAAAGGTGCTTTAACAAGTGCCATAAATGATGGTGCTATTGAAGCAATCGCAAAAGGAAACGCAAGATCTGCATCATTTGAAGTTAAAGCCGACATGACTGTTGCAGCTGATTTCACTGGTGAAGTGATTCCTGCGGATAGAGTTGCAGGATACAAATTCGATCCAACACGTTCAACTCACATAAGAAACTTGATTCCACAAGGATCAACTTCATCTGATGTTGTACGTTTTGTGAAAGAATCTGGATATTCAAATGGTGCTGCAACCGCAGCTGAAGGAGCGACCATTGGTCAATCTGATTTCGATTTCACTGCATCTGATGCAAATGTTCGCAAGATTGCAACGTATTTCCGCATCAGTGAGGAAATGTTAGCGGATACTCCACAATTGACATCTTATCTTTCTGCTCGTGCGCCTGAAAAACTACTTTCAGTTGAGGATACACAAATCCTTTCAGGTGATGGATCTGCTCCAAACTTGAGCGGAATCATAACTGATGCAGCTGATTTTGATACAACTTCAGGTGGTGCATTTTACCAATCAGTTGAGGCGGCAAATGAATTCGATGTTCTTATAGCTGCTCTAAACCAATTGGCATTGGGCAACTATGATGCGGATTACATTATGCTACATCCAACAGATTTCCACAAAATCCTATTATTGAAAGATAGCAACAATAGCTACTTGAAAGATCAGGTTTACGCTGGATTACAACCTGCATTTATGGGTGTGCCAGTTGTGGTGAATACTGCAATCACTGCGGGAACTTTCCTATGTGGAAACTTCGGTGTTGGTACTCAACTTTGGGTGCGTGACAACGTTGGTGTTGAATTCTTCAGAGAAGATGGCACAAACGTACGTGATGGATTCGTAACTGTACGTGTATCTGAACGTATTGCATTGACAAACTACTTGCCAAATGCATTCGTTAATGGTACATTCTCAACTGCAAAAGCTGCACTTGAAACTCCCTAATCAATAGGGCATTACAACCAACAAAAGGGGTGATCATATTCGGTCACCTCTTTTTTTTTGCACTTTTTTTTGATATTTGTTTGGTGGGAAAGAATTTTTTCTTATATTTGTACTGTTGAACAATTAAAAACAAACAAGATGAAAACAAAAATCAAAGAATTCAAAAATCTAACTCATATTGATAGGGTTTCATATGATGGCGCAAAATCTTACAATAAATTTCCGCAAACTATCATAATCAGAAATCAACCTGATGGCATGATTTGGCAGGTTTATCACGTTTATAATCATTATGATAAATCTTCTGTAATTTTGAATGCTTATGAAAATAGGTTTGAGGGTATTAGTTTGGAAGATTATCAACCTGAATTAGAAGAAACATTCGAAGGTTGGAATAATAAAACATTTGAGGAACTCAATATCATAAGAAAATAACACTTTAAAATTTGAAACAATGAAACGGAAAATCGAAAACTTTATTTTTGACACAATCATATATGTTGCTGCATTTGGATTGGTATGCACATTTTGCCAACTATGCGCTCACGCTGATAAATGGATGGGTTTATGAAAAACAAGGAAACAAAAATCAACAAGGCATTGTTGGGGTGGCTTTTCTTTTTAGTAGGCATCCGCACAATTTATCTTTTCAATGATATATTCACTGGCATCTTTACAATCCTGATTGGGTTTGCAATGATGCTCACAAAAAAAGAATCATGAAACATTTGACCGCAGATTATAAAAGATATTTGCAACTGTTGGATGCAAAGGAATTTACCCGATTGCCATTGTCAAGGCAATTGATGGTACTCAAGGAATTGAATGAACTTGAGAAAAAAATTGCACGTGAATCGTGTGATGAGTAGATTAGTTTTTTTTATTATTGTTTAATTGAAGAAAGGGGTTTCCGATTGGTTTCCCCTTTTTTTTGTACTTTTATTTTGTGGATGCTAATCAACGGGGTTGCTTTGCTGAATATAAGTTTGGCACAATAGCAATGGAAAATGGATTCAATGTTTCAATGCCTTTGCTTGATGCATCACCTTATGATGCCATAATTGAAAAGGATGGCAAAGTATTTAAAATCCAAATCAAATCGGTTTCCGCTGATCGTAAAAAAAACAAAAGTAATATCCATATTTCACTCACACGAACTGGAAATGGTTATTCAAAAAAGTACGTTGATTATTTTGCCATCTATTTTGTTGAATATGATGGCTTTTTTATTATAAAGAATAAAGAACAAAAAGCAATTCGATTGGGCATTGATGGTATTTACAAAAAAAATTTCCGTAACTTCGCATCAATTCTTTAACGAGTTTTTTTTCTGTTTCAACTTAAAAGGAGGCGCAATCAATGTGCCTCTTTTTTTTTAACTTTACACAAATTAAAAGCAATGAGGCAAATCAAAATAAATTCCACAACTGGAAATGAAATTATCAGCATTCAGGATGTGAAGGATTATGCACGTATTGATACATCAGCGGATGATACACTTATCGGATTGATGATTGAAACCGCACGTGTATGGTGTGAGAATTACATTTCAAGGGATATCGTGCCAAAAAATCGTACATATTATGTGGATACAACACAAACTGGGTTAATTGACATACCCTTTGCTCCAGTTGAATCCATTTCAAGCGTTACAATCAATGATATTGCTGCAACGTACACAATACTTGGATTAGACAATGAAACCATTGAATTGGATGGCGGTGCTGCGGAAAAGGTGAAAATCACCTACATCACAAGTGGCATCAACAATTCGCTAATGAAACAAGCAATGCTCCAAACAATTTCAACGTATTATGACAATCGTGCAGATTTTGTTCAAGGATCAAACGTGCATTTGATTCCAACTGATGCCAAAACAATACTCACATCTTACAAATCAATGTTTGTGTAATGAATTCGGGGCGGTTAAATAAAAGGGTGAAGATACTGCGATTGACAAAAACCGCAGATGGATTCGGTGGCTTTACAAGTTCCGAAACCATTGTGCATACATTTTGGTGTGCCAAAAAAACGAATAGAGGCGAAATATCGCAGGAAAACGGAATTCGGGAGCAACGCACTGAAATTGAATTGATAATGCGCCAAAAGGCGGGAAATCAAATCCTGTTGAGCGATGTACTACAATTGGAGGCATCGGATGAAAAATTTCGCATTGTGGATATGTTTGATGGATTGTATCAAAGATTTAAGTCAGGTGCATCAGGTGACAATGCGGAGGATTATTTCACAACAATCAAAGTGGTGGGAATATGAAAGCGGGAATAAAAATCAATCAATCGGATTTGGCAAAGTTGAATAAAAAACTTGCGCAATTGCAAAAGTTTTCAAAACAGCAACTTTCAAGTGAAATTGGAAGGGGTGCGCAGGAAATTGTTGGAAGGGCAAAACAATCCGCTCCTTATGATAATGGAAACTTGCGTGGGAGCATAAGTTCAGAGGCATCTGGAAAAGGTGTTGCGGTTATTGCTGATGCTGAATATGCGCCTTATGTTGAGTTTGGAACGGGATCAAAAGTGAGTTTGGCGGATATGAAGGAACTTGGCATTCCTGATTCGTATGCAGCACAATTCAAAGGCAAAGGATTTACGGGAAAAATTCCAGTTGAGGTTGAAAAAAACAAATGGAGGATGGTGCAATTTCCAATCAATCTATCACCACGACCATTTTTCTTTTCATCTGCAAGGATTGGTTTCAATAATATGCTCAAACGAGTAGATAAAAAACTTAAAAAATTATTATGAGAGAAGTGATTCACCGCATACGAAAAGCCATCATTGACAAACTCAACGGATCTCCTGATGTAACAAATTTGACTGAATTTAAAAAAAGGGTTGAAAACACTGGGGGGATTTTAGAATCATTTGGATGTTTATATAAAGAATTAACACCTGTACAAGTATATGATCAAATTCAATTAAGGGGTTCATATATTCCAGTTTATGGCAGAGTGCCATCAGATGCAACGTATCCATTTGTACGGGTTTATTCCCTTACAAACAATGAGGTTGATCAAAACCAAACAACATTCAATTCAGAGGTGATTACAAGAATTGAAGTGGTTACAAGATTTGAATCGGACAATGGTGGGGAACTCGATTGCAATCTAATTGTTGATGAATGTTTATCTTTGTTGCGCACACGATCTGCGAATTATTTTGATTTAATCGAACAAGGATTCAATGTGTACACGTCACAAAATGAGGGCATTCAGTATATTGAGC